ATCTAAAGACCACTCTGTACCAAGCAAAACCATACTATTCCTTAAAAAACCATCTCTTAAATCTTTTGCTTTATAAATTCTATCATCAGCAGGAATATCTTTATTTGCCACTAATTGTTTTTTTAATGTCCATTGATCTCTGTAAAGCATAAAACCACAATAGGGTTGATAAAATTTTGCATTTGTTTTTGTAGATAATTTTGCTAATTCTTTTTCATAGTCTATCTCATATTTCATTGTCGGAGTGCATAAATACCCCTCTTTTTCTGTTCCCTCAAATAATTTTTCTATGTGATACCCCATACGAAAACCTACGGGTTTATCGTCTATTGCCTCTATTTTTGATCTATCTTCTTCTGAAGTATTAAACTCTCTTATAATTTTTGCTCTCTCATAATCATCCCATTCAATCCACATATTATTAAATGGCGGGATTGCTTTTTCATACATTTCGTAAAAGTTTTTTAAATTTATTGTCATGCTAAATTCTGTTGCTTGTTTAACCAAGTCATCATTTAAAATAAATTTTTGTGAATCTGTAATAGTATGTAATTGTAATCTAGCAGTTTCTTTCGCAATATCGGAACCCTTATATCCGAATACCCCTTTGTTCGGTACTGACAATGCTGATATAAATTCATTTGCTAATATCGGTTTGTCCGTTGTTTCCATTATTTTCCCTCCAATAGTTTTTATATTTTTCTGAATTTTTTGTTAAAAGCATAATATTATCCAAATTTTCTGTTTTACAATTTGGACAATAATCGACTAAACCACCGCCTAATGTTATCTCGAACACATGTTCGCATTCTAGGCAGTAGTTTAAATCGTTTCTTTTTCTGTAAAATTCAGTTCGCATTTTACACACTTTTTGAATTTTCAATTTCTTTATAAACTTTATAAGAATCGTAATAAGCAATAATTTGTTTTGCTAATTTTTTTGCAATTGACATATTTTTTACTGGCATTTTTTGTGTTCTTCTTGTTTTATCTGAAAGTTTAAACATTCGTAAATGTGTTTCAGTAATTGCACCAGTTTTTAACCAATCCTCTTTTTGTTTATCTAAAATGTATAATGGAATACCATTTTCATAATTTACGATTAAATCATATTTGTGGCCTAATTTATCTTTTACACCTCTAGGTACAATCCATACTCTAGGATCTGAACCATCAAAACATTTTATATGTTTATATCCATTAAAATTGTATTCTTTAAATAATGTATTCATTTAAATATCTCCGTTTTTATTGCGAATCATTTAACTTATTTATATGAGTTTTTATGGGTAAATGTCAAATAATAATATTTATTATTGGGAAAGTTTAACAAAAACAATGGGTTATGGATTATAGAAATATATTGCTATTTTTTATTTGCATAATATCCCATAAATTGTTATATATTGATTCGTTAGTTTAATTTTTTTTACGGAGGTTATATATGTTAGACAACACAAACAGAAAACTTTATTTGGCTTACGGGTCAAACTTAAATAAACAACAAATGGCATCTCGTTGCCCTAGAGCAATTCCTATTGGTACGATTACTCTTAATGGTTATCAATTAGTATTTCGTACTGTAGCAGACATTATTAAATCAAAAGGTAGTCAAGCACAATTTGGTTTATGGTCGATTACACCGCATTGTGAAAATGCTTTAGATCGCTATGAGGGTTTTCCTAATTTGTATACTAAAACACAAATTGAATTAGCAGGTACGGGTATTTTTGCCATGACATATAAAATGGTTAAAGGTTACTATAATTATCCATCTGTGTGTTATTATGACACAATTTTGCAGGGATTTAATGATTTTGGTCTTGATACTGATTATTTGTCTTTTGCCTATCAAACAACATGCGATTATATTGCAGAAAAAGATGAGTTGGAGCAAAACAATTCATTTCAAGATAGTCTTAAATTTGTAAACAATAAACTTATCCATATCAACGGAGGTAACAATGGAAAGTAAAGTATTAGTTAAAAGAATTGACATGGCACTACACGTTCAAGAGTTGTGTGCAAAACATAAGATTACAGTATCTTTTGATAGTCTTAAAAATGCCACACCACAATATTGGGCGAATAGAAGAAAAAATGCTATTCAAATTAGACCCACAAAAAACACTGGGTATTATGTTTCCGCTTTACATGAGATTGGACATTTAATTGGTGAACAACAAAATGGTAATCTTATTCAAGCAGAAATTTATGCTTGGGTATGGGCGAAACAAAATGCGATTGTTTGGACCGATACCGCAGAACGTATTATGGAAAAAGCATTAATGAGTTATGTCAAAAATGCTAAAACATATAATCGTGTTGCTAGACCCGTTTTAGATGGTGCTAGAGCATGAGTGATACTTGTTTTAAATGTAAAGACCCTGCCATTGTTACTGATGATGGCAGGGGTTATTGCAAAATACATTATTTATTATTAATGCGAGATATAGTTAAGGAAAAAACAATGAAAAATTTTGAAGTAAATTTTAGTAAACAAAAAGAATTATATTCTGTGAATATTCGTGCAAAAGATAAAAACAATGCACAAGAAAAAATTATGGAATTACATAATATTGATGAAGAAAACATTAGAAGTGTTTTTGAAATTAAACATTAAAAAACGGAGGATAAATAAATGAGTAAATTTTATATTTATGACCATGATAAAGAAGAGGCTTTGATGGTAAAAGACAAAGGTGATTTTATGTATTGGTTAAATGACCATATCTATTTGATAATTGAAAATAAGGATAGATATTCTTTTTTTTCAACACAAGAAAAGATGGAAACATATTTAGGAAAAGTATTAGAGGAGTTTGAATAATGAAACAACAAATATGTTTATGGTGTAGAGAAGATACATCTTTTGGAACAGGTAAGTTTGTAAACAGGATACCAGCAAGCAAACAAGATAGCATTGATGATGAATATGAAACAGGTTACCAATGTGCCGATTGTCAAGCTGAAGAGTGTAGTGTTTGCAAGAAAAGTGTTATTGAATATTCATTTACAGAAAATTGTGATGCTATTTGTTATGAATGTAATCCTAAAGTAGTAAAGGAGGAGATTAAAGAATGAGCAGAAATAAATATGATGCAATTAAAGCAATTTGGAAAAGATTAGTTAAGGAGTTAGCAGATGAGTAAAGATTATCGTATTGATATTCAAGAAGAGAATAAAGTTATTCACGATTGGATTATTAAACAAGAACATCAAGATGCAGTCGTTGTAGCAGTAGAGCATTATTTAGATACTGTTAAACCAAAAAACGGAGATAATTGTGTCGTTCAATTATGGCATAATTTAAAAGACCAAGAAGATAATATAGAAAAACGGGAGAGAAAAAAATGAATACAATTCAAGATATTGCAAAAGTAAAGTTAGCAAAATCACTCGGATATAGAGTTTCTAAACACAACAAAAAAATCAATGTACTGCACATTTATGAATGTGTTGATTGTGGTAAAATATATCACGTTGATGAACCACCCGAACATTTTAATGTTTGTGATGAATGTTATCAAGATAGGAAACAAGACAGTAGGTTTTATATCTAAACTTTGTTTGTTAATTTTTAATTTAGTAGATATAATGTATGGAGAGTTAAAATGATGAAAATACAAATGCTTTTAACAATTATTGGAGGTCTGTTGGCATGGCTTGGGTATTATTTAAGACCATTAGCTATGCCAATGGAGGCAAATTTGGTATTTTATCCAATGATTATTGTTGGAATCTTAACAATGATTTTTGGATTGCTTGGAATATTTGATGAAATTAAACGTAAAAAATCCCTCCGTAAAACCCGATAAATTGTTCGGGTTTACATTTAGAAAAAGTATCACTATAAAAGTATCAGTGATACTTTTTTTTATGATATTTTTTTATCGTTTAATATCAATAGGTTATGAAAAAAGTATCAGAGGTATCAAGTTAAAGTAAATTATTGATAGTTGACGTAAGTCATTGTTTTTATTGAAAGTATCACAGGTATCACAGGTATCATATATATATATATATATGTTAGGACATGATACCTAACATATATATAAGGAAATGTTATGACAAAAGCAGGCGAAGATTTAACAAGAGAACAAAGGTTAGCAGGAATAAGAAAACTAACACCACAACAGCAAAATTTTTTGGATTTCTATTTTCATAAAGATTTAACACAAACTGCTTCCGCAAGAGAAGCGGGATATAAAAATGCCTCCGTATCTGCTGTTCGGTTGTTGCGAAATCCAATTGTGCAAGAGCGATTGGAAGAAATGCGTTTAGAAGCCCGTAGCAAGTATGGTGTTACAATTGATAAGTCTGTTAGGGATTTATTGAAGTTGCGTAATGAGGCTTGGGATAACGGCAAATACAATGATGCTATCCGTGCCGAGGAGTTGCGTTTAAAGGCCACTGGACTACTTGTGAATAAATCACACGTTATGCACGAAGATGTGAGCGTTATGTCCAGAGATGAAATCCTTGAAAAACTTAAGGAATTTAGTAGAATGGCAAACAATCGAATGAAGAATATCACGCCTAAAAAGACCAAACCACAAAATATAGTAGAAGATAAGAAATAAACCACAATATATACGAAAAACCTGCTGGGCTCGGGGTCAGGGTTTTGAATTTGTTCGGGTTTCATATATCACGCCTGCTGCTGCTCGGGGTACTACCCGAAGAATTGTTCGGGTTTTATCCACGCATGATCCTGATGTTCGGGGTTTTTCATTTAAAGTTACAGGTCAGGTCCTTCTGGATCGGGGTCCTGTATGCGAATAATTGTTCGGGTTATAGATCCAGCAGCACGCTCGGGGACAATATATAGTATCTATCGGGAAAATCGTCAGGGTTTGATATCGGGTTCGGGGAGTTACCTTCTTCGGATCGGGGTGATCCCAACAAACGCTGCTGCAGTCGAACAATTGTTCCCTGACAGACGCAGCAGGATAAGCTGCAACCAGGCAGCACCTTTTCCTGAACTAGCCTGGATCAGTCAACCCGAACAATTGTTCGTCCAGGTAAGTTTGTCCAGGAGAAAAAAAATACTTGACATTGTTGCAGTATACTGCTATCTTATAATTAAGATGATTCGCAACAAAAAAAGGAGAACAAAATGACAAAGTTTAAATTAAAAAAAGAAACATGTAGATTTGGTTTTGGAATTAAATGGCACTACAGAGATTTTATTATTGAAGATACTAGGCATGAAGATTCGCCGTATCCACTTTGGAAAGTATTAACACCAAATGGAAGAGAAATTTACAAAATGGGTAATGGAACTCGCAAAGAGATGATGCAATGGGTAGATGACTACTACACAGAAATGAATGATTATGTAATTAATGATTGCAAATAAAAAAGGAAAACAAAATGAAACATTTAAATATCATTGCTAACAAGTTTGGATACCAAATCGTAAAATATAATTCAGACTATATTCTAAAAGAAGTAGGTCAAGGTTACGGAGGAACGAGAATGCAAACACTTGATACTGTTGCCAAAACACTTGCCTATAGGATTAAAAATAATATTTATCCGAAGTAAATCGGGGATTTATCGGGGTGGCTTTATCGGGGAGTCACCTCTCTGCTTCTGAACACACGGGCTATTCTGTCCGTTTTTTTATACTTATTTCCTATAATTTGTCTTGCAGCAGGCTTGAGGCAGCAGAGTTTGCGGCAGCAAAACCCGAACAATTGTTCTCCCAGGTTCATTTGGGTTGCTGCCGAAAGCACAGGTTCCTGTAGGAAAGGAAATTAAAAAAACATTTGACAATATAGAAACATATTGCTAATGTATATTTAATGATTCGCAAATTAAAAAGGAGAACAAAATGAAATCATTACACTCAATTGTTAAAAAAATTACTGACGAAGCGGTTGGTGAATATAAAAAGCAGATGGAAAAACAAAAAGATTGTTCCGTTTGTGGTAACAAGATAGATGTTCATATAAATGGTTGGACAGATGGACATAATGCAGAACCAATTAATAAAGGTCGTTGTTGTTCAAATTGTAATTCAACAGTTGTTTTGCCAGCTAGGATTATCGAGATGCAACAAATTATGCAAAGAGGTAATAAAAATGATTAAAGATATTAAAGTAGAAGATAGAGTAAAAGTTTTTGGTCAAGAAATTTATGGTATTGTGGTTCATGTTCACCCAACAGAAGTTGTGATTGAAGATGAAGATGTTGATTTATTCAATGACCCTGAAGATAAATTGTTTACTTTTAAAAAATCAGAGGTATACAAAATCAGTTAGAGAAGATTAAATACCAGAGAAAAAATCCAGAAAATTTATCTGGGTTTTTTTTTGCAGCAAATAAAACCCGAACAATTGTTCATAATTGTTATCTGGATCACGGGAACCATTTGGTTGGATCGCATTTTGATCATGGAAAAAAAATTCAGTAACACAAAGAAAAAAAAAGATTGACAACATAGAAACATACTGCTAATCTATAATTAGATGATTCGCAAACTTTTAACGGAGAAAAAAAATGGAAGAATTTAAATTTAAAATTGAGATTGAGGGTGTAGATGGTACTTTGTTTTATTATGTGCCTAATGATGGACAGACCGAGCAAGAGGCAATCGAGCAAGTAGATTACTTCTTAACCAGTATGCCATTTGTTATTAAAAGAGTTTAACGGAGGAAAAAATGGAAAGAAAAAAGAAAATAAAAGTTTACAAATATGTGTTATGGAGTGCTGGTGATTTTGACAAGTATTTTGTAAAATATAGTGATGCAAAAAAAGAGATGAATAAAATGTTTGCTTCATATCCTAGTTTAACAAAGCAGGACACCAAGATTGTACCGATTAAAGATTTTATGAATTGTAATTTTTAATTAGCAAAACATTTATTAGAGAACCCACATTTCGGTGTGGGTTTTTTTTTGCCTGGATTTAAACCCGAACAATTGTTCGTAATTTTTGGTTGATCCAGGAACAGGTTGTTTATAGTTCTAGAGAAAGAACCCAGAATGACACCAACAGAAAATAAAAAATAAATGATTGACAGTTTAGCAACATACTGCTATATTATAATTAAATGATTCGCAAATAACATACGGAGGTTAAAAATGGAATCAACTAAACAATTAAAATGCAAAGACTTGGTACAGTCATCTTGGGAATCTCAAGAAGAGGACTATAAAAACTTTAAAGACGAGGGCGATTATGAATCTTTATTTGATTATGCAAATCAAACTGCTTTAAGTTTTGACGAAGTTCACAAAAACTCAAAAGAAAATATTGATAGAAGTTATTACAGGTTGCAACTTTCTTATGGTGGTCCAAGTACGGAGTTTAGAGCTTATTTAAATGCAGATCACGACATTGACTTTATTGAATATTGGTATCTTGACTGGTTCGATGGTGCTTGTATTGATGTGCCAAGAGATTCAAAGTCTTGGGAAGTGGTGGAAAGTTTTGTAGAATTCGCCTAGCACACCAGTAAAGAGAGGGTGGTTTTCCTAATTTCCTTTTCCACCCTTTTTTTACGCCAGAAAATAAACCCGAACAATTGTTCGGATTATAAGCAGCAGCCTGTGCGTTACAGGATCGGACATCGGATATCGGGTATCGGGGAATCTGCTGCTGGATTTATGACACAAGACAGGGCATACTCACCCTGTATATGTAATTTTTTCAAAAAAAATTTTTAAAAAAAATTCAAAAAAAATGTAAAATTGCCGCAATAAATATGTTTATTTATGGGAAAATATGCTATAATGATATAAGACTTTAGTCTTACATGTTAAACAAAAAAAGGGAATAAAAACAATGACTTACGAAAATTTTACAAATTTAAACGAATCACCTAATTTAATAATAATGGACTCTATTGAAATTGAGGGCAAGCTTTCAAATTCTAGAGTCCGTACTTATAGGCAATTAAAAGAAGTATTAAAGAATGATTATCAATTAGATGTTCAAGTTAAAACAGACGGCACTAGTGGTGTAGACTTTGAGATTGTACTTCCTTATATGGTTGTTACTTCAAATTTTTTTAAAGATACATTACAAAAATTATGTTTAGCACTAGAGTCCATAGGTGCTAGCACTTTTGAGACTGCTGGTATACATCACAATATTTCATTACAAGTATTTAATAAAAATTTATGTATTGAAGAATTTTCAAAAAAATCATTTAAGAAAAAACAAAATTTACCTTTAAATGAATTTATAGAAAAGACTCCAAATAATGATGAAAAAACAATACATCCACTTGTAACAATTGATGTTGTTAGAAGGATTGCTAACAATTACACAATTTTTGACTCAATGGAGCATTACACCAGAAGAGACTTTACCAATAGAGTATGGATTGAAGAAGATATTTGCAGAAAATGTCATGCATCAAGTATGATTAAAAATATTAAATTCTTAGAAAATAAAATAAATGAAAATATTGAATCTTATGAACAATTAAAAAATTTATATAATCGTTCAAGTTTAAAATACTTTGCTGTAAATGTTGCCAATGTTACCTCACAAAATAGGATTGAATTTAGGAATCAAGGAAATACTTTAGACTTTGAAAAGATTTACAACAAAGCATTATTTTATAATCATTTATTTAATGACTCGCATAAAAATAGGATTGAATATGGAACGATTCAAATTGAAAGGACTCCCACAATACCATTTAGAAGATATTCAAGAATTGGCCAAATGTGGACTCTTGCAAGAAAAGAAGGAGGAGCTAGTACAAGAGAATTAATGGCATTGACAGGTAATACAGCCCAGTATGTAAGATCTAGAATAAGTGAATTTCGACAGCAATTTGGAGACTCTGCAATTGTTACACATACCCAGCAAGCCAATGGGGCCAGCTATGGTGATGGTATAGACTTAACAAGATACGAAATTCTAGAGGAATTTAATATAGGATCTAGAACAAGATTAAAAAGAGAAAATAGAATAGGCCTTGATTCACTATTTGCTAACATGGAAGATTCACTTTACGAAAAATTAATTGAACGTATCGAAGAATTAAAAGACAAAGCAAGAACACAAAAAAGAAGAGAACAAAATAGATAAAATTTCTTAATGTTAGAATCCAAAATCAAAAACGGGAATAACGGGACTCCATATATCGAGTCCCGTTTTTATTATATGTTGTTACTAAAAAAATTTATAAATAGACTTTTCGACAAATGGCGAGATACATCTTGACATAATGGAAATCTATTGCTATATATATAGTAATAAAACATAAATGGAGTTAAAAATGACAAAATATACACTAATTGATGTGGGTCCAGGCCCTGAAACTTTTCACGCTTCAAATGATCGTGAATTTTTAGCAGAATTTCGTAGAATTTGGTGGTTGCCAGACGATGATGACGTAGCATTAGGTAGTATGGCTACAAGATTAACAGACTTTAGAGGTAAACCAATTGCAAGATCGAGTGTCAGCGATTTTATTGCGACAGCAAAGGCGGCAGGTTTATTGGAGGTTGAGGATGACGTATAAACGAGTAGATGGCGGTTATTCGTCATGGACAGGAGATATATTAAAACAAAAAAGGATGTTAGCGAACATGACTCAAACTCAGATGGCGACATCTTTGGGTATATCACCTCGTATGTATGGGTACTATGAAAGTGGACATACGCCGATAGATAAAAAATTTGAACTAGCGGTACGTCATTTAGCGATTGAAGAGGGTGGTCAAAAAGAACAATTAGGTTCCCTAACAGACTGGGACAAAACTCGCATTAGAACATTGTGTGATGGAATAGAGAATGCGACAGAGGATGTTGATAAGGGTTCCCATTTGTTCAAAATTTTATATCAATCCTCTAAGGAGTTTCATTTTTTGTTGTCAAAGTTTGAGGATTGATGTTATAGTTTATGTAGGAATTACAAAAACGAGGCAAAAAAATGAATACGGGCGGAATAGTACCACCGATGCAACAAAAAACACCTGCACAGGGGGTCAGTTTTCAATCTGATCCTCTGATGCGTTCACAATTTAAGGGTTACATGTCTGGTTTAGCGGATAAATCCATGCAAAATGTGATGAGTATGCAGGAGGGAGGTCGAGTAGACAGAGATTTTGGTGCGGGTTTTACTGATTTTATGGAGCCCATGACATTTGACACATCTCCAAAGAGTGGTTTTGATATGGCATTACAAGATGCTCAAATGGGAGCAATGCCAGTAGGACCAGTTGG